GGTGCTTTGACTTTGGCTACTTTAACTTATTTTGCACATAAGAGAACTACTACGATTGTTTCTACTGGAAATCCTATTTTCCGTGAAAATGTCGATCCTGATTCGATGTTCTTTATGGAAACTGATAAAGTTCAAGCTTTCACTCCTGAACAGATTCGTACCTGGTCTAAGAAAGAAGGTAATGTTCGCATCGCGAAACTTTATCATGAAGGTACTGGTCGATCAGATTTGATCAGAATGTGCAAACGTAATACTTTTAATGGTAAAGTTCTTAGAGATGTTAAGGGGACCTTAACTGGTACCCCTGTAAAGATCTTTGCTCTCAATGCTAAATGGATGATTATGAATAAACATTTTTTAATAAATCGTAATGAGACGATGAAGGAGTTTATGCTCGAAATTGATGGTAGGCGTCAAGCTTACCTTTTCGAAGAGATGATTCCCGTCGATAATGCAGAATTCTTCATGTTTAGAAATGCTTTTGATCCGGCGGTGTGTCCGCTTATAGATCATCTTGTTCTTGATGTTGGTGAAGGACCTGTCGATTGTTATTCTTTGGTGAATGATGAACAATTTTTAGGTCAGGTCGGTAAAATGACTTGTCCTGAGGATGGTGTTCTTTATCCTGCTATTTTGATCCCTCACGATTATGAACAAGGTACTTGTACTACCCCTATTCTTTTAAATTCTAGAAATGGTTGGTGCATTGGAGGCTTTGTTTATGCTAAAGCTAAGACTGAAGAAGTTTTATTGAATGTGTTTCATTATAACCTGAAGTATGTGTCTGCTTGTGGTTGTATAACCAGAGATGCATATATTAAGGCTGCTAAGACTGACATTTTCCCTGAATATTCTTATCACAAAGTTAGTGCCATTTCACTAGGTAACTTTACTGATTTGGCTCCGAATGCTGATGTTCGAAATTTTTATGAAGACCTCCCTGATTTGATCCCTGTTGGCACTGTTATCGCGAAAGGTAAAACTTTCACCTCAAAGTGGCAAAAGACTGACTTGCATGACGAATTCTGTCATCATCTTTCTGAAGAGTATGTTGCACCTAAACTCCTGCGTGGTGTAGGAGCTGATGGTGAGTATTCTTCTGTTTTGATACAGACTATGGCGAATGTTTCTCGGTTGAATGAGATTCCTTATTCAGTTTACAAACTTTGCATGTTGTCATATTTGAATGATGCCATTCCAGTTGATTATGTTAAGAAAGCTGGTATTTCACTCCATAGAATGTCTCTTTCTGATGGTATTTTTGGTGATAAGAGTATAAATGTTGATCGTGTAGCTTTTAATACTTCCGTTGGACGGAGTCTACGAGAGTTGGGAGTTACCGATAAATATATGCTTTTTGACCCGATTGAGAATAGTGATCTTTTGTCAATGAAACCGGCGTTTTTGGCTAAATTGAAGTTGTTGGATAGTTTGCTCGAACAGGGTATACTTCCAGCATTGATTATCGAATATGCTGTTAAAGATGAAATGAGGACAAAAACTAAAGCTGATAAGTTTAAGTTTCGTCTTTTTTCCGTAGCAGATTTTGATTACAATCTTCTGTTGCGTTGTCATGCAATGCCTGTTATCGTTGTTCTTTTGTCAAATCCCCACTTTTCAGAGTGTTATGGCTCTATGAATGCCGGAAGTAAAGCTTGGACTGAACTCGTCCTCCGCTTGAAACGTTTCGGCTTTTATATTGATATGGATTTTTCAACTTTTGATCAAACTCATAGTGCTTTCATTGTTTCTTTGATTGCCGAGTTCTTTTACTTGGCGGCGCTTAGATGTGGTTATCCCTTCTTAGATGCTAGGAATTTATACTTCTTGGTGTCGATGCTTAAATTGCAGGTTCTCTTTTATCAATTGGATATTATGCTTAAAACTTTTGGTCTTCCCAGTGGTGTTATTATCACTTTGATCATGAATAGTATAGTAAATTCTATTATAATGAGAGTTGCTTTTGTGGTCTTGACTAAGATGACCGCTGATCGATTTAGAGAATTTGTGGCAGTGGCTACTTGTGGTGATGATAATATCTCTTCCGTGTCTGAAAGCATAATTAAAGTTTTCAACATGGTCTCCATTCAACTAGTCTATAAAGCAATTGGTTATACGGTAACCCCTGCTGATAAGACTGGTAAGATTAGAGAACATATTCCGTTGTCTGAAGCTACGTTTTTGAAGCGGAAGTTCGTGTGGG